CCTATGCCTCCCGAGCAGGGAATGTTGCCTCCTGGTGGCGCACCTATGCCACCTGAAGGTATGGCAATGCCTCCAAGTAATCTTGGTGCTATGGGTCCGATGCCTCAAGGTCCTGAAGCACTCTCAGGGGTTGACCCTGCGGTGCTTGCGGCTTTGTCGCAGCGTATGGGTATGCAATTACCTAACACTTAATGTAACGCACTATTCCTATATGTAGAGCAACCATGTGGACTCTAAAGGAGAAATAAAGTGTCTGACACTTTTACAAATGACTCAGAATTCGACCCCATTGATGATGGACAAGTTGAAGGGATGGGTGAAGCAGAAGAATTTGATGCACCACTTTTAGATATTGACGAATACAGTGATCACTATATTACTGTTAAAGTTGATGGAGAAGATGTTCGTGTACCTCTTTCGGAAGCAATTGCTGGTTATTCACGTCAAGCGGATTATACTCGTAAGACTCAAGAACTAGCATCACAGAAGCAGGAACTTCAATGGGCTTCTGCCATTAGGCAGGCATTGGAAAACGACCCTGCTGGAACTATTGATTTGTTAACCAACCATTATGGTGTGACTCGTAAAGAGGCACAACGTATGGTTGACGATGACTATTTCATGGATGAATTCCAGCAAGACGACCCAGTGGACAAGCGTCTGAAAGAGATTGATAAGCGCGTAAGTGCTTTCGAGCAGATGCAAGCACAACAGAGGCTTGAAGAGGAAATCCAGCGACTGCAAAACACTTATGGTGAGGACTTTAATCCTCAAGAAGTTGTTGCTGCTGCGCTCGCGCAAGGCAACAGTAATCTTGAAGCTGTCTTTAAGCAGGTAGCTTTTGACCGCGTTAGAACAAAGAAGGCAGAACCTTCTCGTGATACTAAGGCTGTTGAAAGTAAACGTAATGCGTCTGTCGTTTCAGGTGCATCGTCTGCTAAGGCTGGCAAGGATGCAGTCGGCACCGTCCGTTCAATTTCTGATGCCTGGAACTCTGCAAAGAGAACTCACGGCGTCTCCTAACCCTATAAAGGAACTATCATGGCAGGTAATGCTAACTTTGACGCACTTCTATCCACAACGATTGCGAACTATCGCAAGACCCTCACTGACAACGTGTTCACTGCACGTCCTTTGACCTATCATTTGATGGACAAAGGCCGTATCCGCATGTTGAATGGTGGAACTAAGATTGTTGAACCATTGATTTATGGTGAATCATCTACTGTTGCACCTTACAGTGGCTACGACACATTGGCTTTGACTCCTCAAGAAGGAATGTCGGCTGCTGAATACGATTGGAAGCAGTACGCTGTTTCTATCGCCATCAGCGGTATTGAAGAAGCCAAGAACAATGGTGAGCAGGCTATCCTTAACCTTCTTGAAGCCAAGATTATGCAGGCTGAAGAATCAATGAAGGAAGGCTTCAACCGCATGTTCTTCGGTAACGGTACTGACACTCTTGGTGCTGGTGGTACTGACAGCGGTAAGTCTTGGAACGGCCTTGGTAACTTGGTTGAATCAGGCAACACTGTTGGTGGCATTAACTCGGCTGGTGGTCAGGGTAATGACTGGTGGCGTTCATATGAGGAAAACACTGCTGCTGTTCTAAGTCTTGCTCAGATGACGACTGCTTATAACACTGTTAGTGTTGGTAACGATCATCCTGACATGGTTCTTACTACTCAGACATTGTTTGAAAAGTATGAGTCGTTGCTTCAACCGCAACTTCGCTACACCGACACTAAGACTGCTGATGCAGGCTTCCAAAACCTTCTGTTCAAGGCTGCTCCTGTTGCTTATGACGTTCATTGCACCTCGGGTGTTATGTACTTCTTGAACAGCAAGTACATCAGCTTGGTTGGTCACTCAGACAAGTGGTTCGCTAATACCGAATTCCTTCGTCCTGAGAACATGGATGCTCGCTATGCGCTCATCTTGTGCTACGGTAACCTTACGATTCGTAACCGCGAAAAGCAGGGTAAACTTACGGCTAAGACTGCTGTCTGAGTTTTTCCGACAAGGAATACAGATGACCCACCCTTCGGGGTGGGTCTTTTGTTATTTAAGTAACGATCAATTCATCTTATAGGAATCTATTTTTAGGAGCAATCATGCGAGATAAACCCGTTGGTGGAAAAACCAAAAATCCAGGATCACCACTTGCCGCTTACCAACGCCATAAGCGTTCAACAACCTATGGTCCTACTGGTGGGGCACAGCCTACTCCTAGTGGTCGTCGGGCAGCAAATACTGGTAAACCTAAAGTGAATCCTGGTTCACCAACAGCAGCAGCTGAACGCCAAAAGCGTGCAACAACTTATGGTCCTACTGGCGGAGCGCAACCACGTCCTACTCGCGGTCCTGGTCGTCCTGCCCCTAAGAAGGCTAACCCTGGTTCGCCAACCGCAGCAGCAGAGCGTCAGAAGCGCGCGCGTGCTGCAGGTTCACCAACCGCAGCCGCGGAACGTCAAGCACGTTCGCGTGCTGCAGGTTCACCTACTGCGGCTGCCGAGCGTCAGAAGCGTGCAACAACTTATGGTCCTACTGGCGGTGCACAGCCTCGTCCTGAGCGCGGTCCTGGTCGTGGTGCTAAAGATGTAGTGCGTCCTGTTCGTGGTCCTGGTCGTGGTGCTGATGATCGTCCTCGTCCCGTTCGTGGTCCAGGTCGTTCAAATCCTAAGCCTAAGACAGATGCGCAATTGATTGCTGAACACAGAAAGTTGCAAGCAAAACTTAAGGGTGTTGATTACGATGCACTTGGTAAGTTAATGGCATCTAAAGGTTATGGGGCTTATGGTCGCAAGGCTGCTAACACTGGTCGCAAGACTCTTCCTAAAACCAAGTAGGTAACGATTCAGCCTACTAATGATGGCTGGAACACCTATATATTCATACTACGGAGTCTCTGCAAACATAGGCTCACGTCCCTTTGCTACAGCAGACGCTGCTCCCGCGCCCGCAGGCGGTATGCCCTATATGGGGCATACGCGCTGCATGGCTAACGAAGAAACATGTCAAGGCGCACGTGCCAAAGGAACTGACTACTGCATAGGTCATCTACGACAAAAAGAGAAGGAGAAAGCTAATGAACCTGGCTGAGATCCGCTCGAAGATTCGTGAGATAGTTGATCTTGATCAGCAGGATGTTTCTGACACTCTTTTGACAATGTACATTAAAGATGGTTTTGATCGTATTATTGCTTTGGAACGGCGTTGGCCGTTCTACCAAAAAACGTTCACTATGACCACCACTCCTGGTCAGCGTGCGTATGCCATCAACACTATTGGTGATGGCAACTTGCGTGAGATCACTTCTATTGTTGATACCTCTACTGTTGGTAATCGTTTGGAGTATATTAGTTATGATGATGCTGAAGCGGTTTGGGTCGGATCTTATGACCAAGTTCAACGGCCATTGTATTTCACGTTGTGGCAAGACCAAGTGCATTTGTGGCCCAAGCCTGACACAACGTATCCGCTTACTATTCGTGGATATCGTAAGCCTAACAACTGGTCTATTTCAGATGTTACGGAAGTTGACGCAGACGAACGCCTACATCAGTGTCTTGTGTACTATGGGGTGGCGCAAGTGTACCAGTTGCAAGAGGACATTGAACTCGCCTCCTTCTATCGCAAATCATTTGACGAAGCGGTACGATTAACAGCCGAGGATCTTATGCGCCCTTCGTCGCAACGACCTCTCGCTGTTTCTGATGGTGCTCCACATAACTCTCGTCGCTGGTGGTTACAATCACTTGGTAGGACTCTTGGTCAATGAGCCGTTTGTCGTTGCTTCGTACAGACGATTTTACTGGTGGACTTAACCTTCGCGCTGATCCTTTCCAGTTAGGTCGTACTGAATCACCTGATCTACTGAACGTGGATGTTGATCCACGTGGTGGTTTAACTATGCGTGGCGGTATAACTAAATTGAATGCTTCTGCTATTGGAAGTATTGCTAATGGTTCGTTTAGTCCCAAAGCGTTGTACGCTTGGGATAACACTATCCCCCGTCTTTTGTTATCTGCAAATAATGCGGTTTATGATGCTACGACAACAGTGTTTACTTCTTTAGGTATTACTACGACTGCACCTTTTGGTGCGTCGTTTACTGCTTGGTCTGCAAGTACTGAAAGTTTTGCTTATATTGGTACTGGTGGTGCTACTTACAAATGGAATGGTACGACTGCTACTGCATTGACTGATGCTAGTACTGGTTATGCTAATGATTATGCTTCTCCTGTTACTGGCTTTGCTCCTAAGTGTCGCTATATTACGTCACATGTTGATCGTTTGTGGTGTGCGCATGTGACTGAGGGTGTTACTGATTACCCTAACCGTGTTCGGTTTTCTCATCCTATTAATCGTGAGTCTTGGGCTGCTGATGACTATATTGATATTGTTGAGGGTGGTTCAGGTATTACTGCGATCATTCCTTTTAACGGCAACCTTCTTGTTTTCAAGAAGCGTGCCGTGTTCAGTATTTTGGGTTATTCAACTGACACATTCCAGGTTGTGAACTTGACGAATGAAGTTGGTGCTGTCAATCCTTTGAGTGTTGTTGCTACTGAAACTGCAGTGTATTTTTTTTCTTGGCCTGATGGATTGTTTAAGTTTGATGGTCAGCAGTTTATGGATTTGTTTGCAAATATTCGTCCTTTAATACAGTCGGGTGGGGTTAATAATATTGCTCAGGATGAGATTCGTGTTTGTAATGTAAACCAAAAAATTTGGGTATCTTTACCTTTGGGTGATAGTGTTAAGGCTTCTGTTTCGTATGTTTATGATCCTTCTTTAAAACAGAATGGTGCGTGGACTAAATATCAAACTTCTGATGCAAAAGGTGTTGGTAGTGGCTGCAATTTTGTTACGTCTAATGGTACGACTTATAATTTGGTTTGCCATCCTTCTAACGCTTATGTGTTAAGAGTTGATCAGTTGAGTGTGTATCAGGATGATGTTGGTACTGGTCCTGCTAACTTTACTTCGTATTATACGACTCCTTGGCAGGATGCTAATAATGTTTCTAATCGTAAAATGTGGAGACGTCCTGACTTTGTTGTAAAGCAGACGAGTGTTGCTACTAATTTAAGTATTTCTGTTTTCCATGATTGGGAAGAATCTATTGTTGCTAGATTGTATATTTTAGGTTTGGATGCTTCGGGTAGTTCTCTTATTTGGAATGCTTCTGCTTCTGAACCTGATTCTAATCCTGGTTGGAACCAGGCTAATTGGGGTGCTAGTGCTACTGGTGCTGCTTTTGCTGTTGGCAAGTCTTTAGGTCTTTGTCGTAGCGTGCAATTAAAAATTCAAGGTGAGGGTGGGAAACCTTGGGGTGTTAACTCGATTACCTACAAATATAATCCAAGAAAGGTGCGTGCCTGATGGCTACTGCTGCTGTTACTTATGTGTTCGCTAATGGTACTAACGCTGATGGTGTTCAAGTTAACTCTAACTTTAATAGTGTTGTTAACTTTTTAAATACTGAAACTATGCAGCGTGACGCAAGTATTGCGTTCACTGCTGTACCTACTTTGCCTGCCACTGATCCTACGACTGCGAATCAGGCTGTACGTAAAGCGTATGTTGATAACTTTCTGCCTGCTGGTGTGATCACTCAGTATGGTGCTCTTACTGCGCCGACAGGTTGGGTGTTGTGTCAGGGTCAGGCTCTTAGTCGTACCAATCCTTTATACACTCGTTTATGGGATGCTATTGGTGTTAACTATGGTGTTGGTGATGGTAGTACTACTTTTAATGTGCCTAACTTGCAGGGCCGTATTCCCGTAGGTAGGGATTCTACTCAGAC